GTTTATGTGATGCTGAACTACTCTTAAATCTAAATGTATTGTCAGTAGATAAAACTCCTACACCACCAGTCAGTGAAATGTAATCAGTGGAATTCCATGCGCCAGATGAACCAATACCAGTGTCTGGATATGTTAACCCTGAACCAAAAGTAAATCCTCTCCACATCCATTCTACAGTTGCACCTGCGGCACCGCCGGTGTCGAGTCTTCTTGGTATAAGTATACCAGCACCGCCACATCTACCAATAGCAGAATCATATGTTCCGGCGTCTGCTTCACCAATCGCACCAAGAACAAGATTATAATCGTCTACGGTAAGTTCAACCGAATTGATTTTTGTAATTGTTCCATTAAATCGAACATCACCCAAGAATGTAATTCCATGTGGAATTTCATTAGAGACTGCTATATCAATTTGTCCAGTACTGTTTGCGTTTGCACTGATACCATCGGAAGCATTAATAGTATAGACATGCAACAAATTAAGTTTTGTAATAACTTTATCGTTAGTAACACTCAACCACTCGTAAAAGGTATCACCTAAAACTAGGGGCGGAATGTCGTATGTGGCAGTCGTTACATCAGCCATTATTTAATCCTCTGTATTATTTCTTTTAACATATTTTTCATTTCATCAAGTTCGTTTCTTATATTATTTATCTCTAATTCATGAGTTTCAATTTGATTTGTCTTTACTTTTCTTTTTTTCCACGCATCAAGCGCATCTTTGTTTGTATTCAATATTGCTTTAGAGTGTGAATCTCTAACTAAGTCTTCATTATTATTTATACTGATAAAATCTGACATAATTAACTCGCTAATGCAATTGCTCTAAAGTCTCTAATCGATGGAACTTTTGTGGAAGAACTACTATACAAACAAACCTTTATGGCAAAAGTTTTAATAGGTTTATCAAAATCACTTGCCAAAGAGAAAGTCATATCAGTAAAGTCGTAATCATTTACTGCATCTGGAATAGTTGTAGATGTCATTGCCGTATAACCTATTTCTTCAAACGGTGTTTCGTCTTCATCACCTAAAGGTTTAATGAATACTTGTACAGTTGCTTCGGAAGGTTTATTTATTGACATCAAAACTTTAAAATTATTAGATTCAAAACCATCCGCAAGTGTTACTCGTCTTGTGATATATCTTGCCTCGGCCCCTTTCGTCAACGCTACATATTCTTCACCGTATGGTGAACCCGGTCCATAAAGCCCATCTTCAGAAGAATGTGCATTTGCATCTAGTTCTCCATTTGAAGATGTAGCAGTACTATTATTTATTTTGTTATTTATTGTAATCAAATCTAATCTCTTTTCATCAATTACAGGGGATACAAAAGAATCTGATGTTGTTAATTGGACATCTAATTTAAAATCTGAATTAGTAACAATGGCTTGTGGTTTTTCTAAATAAATGTTTTCATTTGCAATGATGTTAACATTATTCACATTATTTGGCGATACTCCCATGTCAAAATCGTATGCGAGTGCAGTATTTCTTGGTGAAAGTTCACCAGAATTAATTTTGAAAACATCAGCAGTTAGTCCAGTAAATTCGCTAGATGGAATCTCATAACCAATTTCTCCACTTGCAACAAATTCACAAACATTAATCTTGAATTTAAGACTCTTGTTTGTATTTGGAACAGAAATTCCAGTATTTTGTGGTGTGAATAACGAACCAGTATACGGTTGTTCAGTAATAAGAACACCAGTATCTAATTGACTCTCTCCTAATTGTGCAGAGAATAAATTATACAAATCACTAGTTGTTTTCAGACACAATGAATATTCGCCAGCGGCAACATAAACAGGACTACTAAATGTAAATCTTGTGTAGTCAACTTCATTTGGATAATCACTTTGTATTTCATCCTCGGCTGGAATTAATGTTACTGTAGAGAATGGAAGCGACTGTGAAAGACTGGGCCATCCACCAATAGTTGGTCTAATTTCTAGTGTAATTGGAATATCAGGGTCGCGACTCTGGAAGTAAAGGTCAACACTATGCATGAATACGCCACCAGGATAATCATTTCGGTTTATGGTGAATGATTGGCCAAGAGGGTCAATCCATAGATTGTTGCCACTTGTATTAATATATTGCTCACGGTCAAATGCATCTTTTACAATTGCTTCATCATTGACAACTTGCCGTTTACTTACAATGGGTCTAGTAGATGACATGTCGCCATCTGTTTGTTGAACATTTCCAAGTCCATAATAAATTGTATCGGCCGCAGTTGTTGTTGAAGACAATGTATTAGCGTCGCTGTCTGTTAATCGGAATAGTCTTTCTCCTGTACGGAATGTTGTAGCAGGAATGGAGAAGAACATATCAGAAACTTTTCCTTCTGAATCTGTCCAAATGTCTCCACCAGAAGCACCACCACCAGTAGGTCCACAATACTCTGCAACACTAGTACCATCAAAGAATGGGTAGACTTGTGTACTTGGTTTTAATCCATATGCATTTAATGTTATTGTTTTTGCTCTTGTAAATGGAACAACACTAACATCTACCAGTTTATTGTTTACAAGTTTTTCTAATCTTTCTGGTAATTTTCTAACACGAATGCCAATACGCCCTTCATTATTTTTTAAAGTTTCGGTAGAACGAATCGCAACAGAATCTGCAAGTTTTACCCTATTTTCAATATTACTTCCTGTTGCACCAGTACTAAATTCGTTTAGATAATCTTTACCACGATTTCCATAAATATCACTTACTGTTATAGTTCTACCAGACCAGATAGATTCCCAATCATTCCATTGAGTACCATACCCATATCCTTGTCTTTGATTGTTAACTTTCCATCTGTCATTTTCACCTTGAGTGTTAATTTGGACAAGTGGTTCTCCTGTTTGATTGTACCACCCATCGAATGGGTCATCAATTTTAATATGTCCCATCCAAGATGGAACACTAAACGGATTAACTTGAACAGTACCACTCGAAAGGGGTTGCCATACAAATTGATGGTATACATCATAACTTAATGTGGCGATACCATCAGAAGAAAGAACAACACCATTGGTTTGCCCTGCAATTTCCGAAAGTGCCGCGGCATCACTTGTAAATGGAGGTCGAAGATGGCCATTCTCTGTATCAATTGAACATGTATAATCTGCATTTAAAACATCACCTACTGCATGTCCTCTAAATGGGTCAACAAGAATACCATTCTTAAATATATCATCACCGTTTGCATCGGTAATAGACCTTGATTCTGTTTGTTGTTCGAGTAAAGATAGACTTGTATAATACTCAAGATTTTCTACTCGTTTTTCAATTGCACCAATGTCTCTCATAGTATATCGTTTATTTTCAACATACTTACTAGTAATGTCATTGATGTTGAATGTGTATGCAGGAACAGTCAAGACATAAAGTGTCATCGCATCATTACGGTCTGGTGGTGTTTGTGGATTAAGTGCAGGAATACCACGAATGACATCAAATTCTCGTTCTTTTGTTAATACAATTTTATCAATTCGTGAAAGATAATGGTCATATGATGCAAGAAACTGTTGACTATTTCTTGGAGATAATCCTAATGGATTGATATTACCCGATGAATCTGTTGTGGCACGGAAATCAAGGCAATTTCGTAAAGAGAAACTCTTACCAGTTCTGGGACTTGTATAAATTGGAATATCATTATAACTAAAGTTTGAATTACTATGGGTATAAGAATTAACCGTGAACGGTCCTATTCCAGCAGCGTGGTCAAATCTACTATAAGTAATAGTTAAATCAACATCTCCAGTAAGAGCCCCACCCCCTGTACCAAGTGATGGATTAAGATATAATCTACCATAATCATAATAGTTGTCTTTTTGTCCGTTATCTAATAAGAATATTTCTTTAGATTCACTTCCTGTAAGTCCATATGCATTTTGTATTGTATCATTGTTACTTTGAACAGAAACAACATCATAGATGTCATGGTGGCCAAGTGTAAGATAATATGCACCTGTTGAACCAGATAAACTAGAGTTAATACCGCCATCATTTGCATGAGCCGTACTGCATCCAGTTGCTCCCTCTACAAGTCCTTCTACAAATACCTTATTTCTGTAAAGAGGAGATGATTCATCAGGATTTACAACATTTACTACAGCATTTAAAGTATAATGGCCAACAGGCAGTTGATAATTAGAAACACTTGCGTGGCCAATCTGTAATTCTTTTCCTGAATCTCCCAATACCATTTGAATAGGTCCAGTATCTATTCTTTCGCCAGTACCACCAACTGTATTACTGCCACCTTCTCCACATACTAGTAAGTAAAAATCTTTTTTATCTGAATCGGAAATAGGCGCCCCGGCTGCCGGACCAATAAAAGATAGTGAATCATTTCCAACTGGAAGAGGAAAAACAGTACTGTCAGAAAGTTGTTGAAAATTAAATCCTTTATTAACTCTATATGTCAAACTACTTACATTTTTAATTGCATTTCCTATTGGTGCAGGGAAAATTGATGTGCTTAATTCTGGTTCAAAAAGAACAGTAGCCCCACTAAATCCTCCTGTGTCAGAAGAACCACCGGCTGCGACAACAAATCCAGCAGTTAAACTTCCTGCTCCTAATGTTGTGCCTCCGCCAAAAGTATTAATGTGACCGAATGCAGTTATACCTCCCAATACAATATCAAAGAGATACATGTTATATGAACCATCGTCCGATGTCATAGACCCAGTGAAATCATTATTTGGTACAATCGCTCTTACTCTTGCACTTCCAGTTCCTCCAGTTCCAGTGAGTATTATTTTTGGATGGTTGTCAACAATTGGAAAACCGCCAGTTAATGCTCCTGATTGACCTGTTTCCCCAACCAATCCACTTTTAACTTTTACATATTGACCAAATTTAACACCATTCATTGGATGTGAAGAAACAGAATCGGATGAAAGTCCTTTATCCATGAGAACATATTGAGTTCCCACAGTTTCAAATTCATATCCAAACACATATGCCTTACCCGATTGTAAACCACATGCAGCCTTTCCTATTGCGCCACCATTTTCTTCATTAAATACCGAAAGGGATTCTCGTAAATCAATTTCAAATGGTTTTACTGTATATGAGCCTGATTCATCGTATGTTCTTCTTGCAAGGGTTTTCTCAATTTCCGAATAGTCAGTATAATTCTTTTTAATAGTTGTATTACCATCTACAAACCGAACAACCTCAAAGAAATTCTTATCAGCAAATGCATTCGACCCTGCGGTAGAACTATTAACAAAGTTTTTAAACGCAAGGCCTAATTCAATTTTAAATCTATCAGCGCCAGGTGCATTGTAATTATAAGAACCAGATGCAGGGTCTCTCAAAGTATAATCATCAACATAATTGATAATTTGTTTATCAGCAGAAAATCCTACTCTACTTGTTGGGTCGAGAAAATCTCTAATAGTTGATGATGCACCAGTTGTTCCATATGGAGAAGTCGATTGAGTGTCTGTTTTAACAAAATATCCATCATAAAAATAAACACCATTTGAAATGGTTGTTAATTTTGATGTCCCTGTTACACCACCAACATAAAGTGCATCTGTTAATGGAGTGGATGACCCTGTAGCAGAAATTCTTGCTTTGAAAGTATTACTCCCACATATACCTTGCACAATATCATCTGGACCAAACTGATCTCCTTCTACTCCACCAGAACCTCCACTTAAATATTGAAGAAACAACATGTAGTAGTCATCATCAGTAGTAGCATCGGCAGTTAATCCATGTAAAACCTTTGCTTTTCGTGTATCACCGGCACCTTGTATTGTTAAATTAGTGCCAAGAAAATTTGTAACATCAATTTCTGCCGTTCCACCCTCCGATGCGGATGATGGGTCTAGTTTATTAACTCTGATAAAAGTTACATCTTGATTGGTAACTTCACCACCAATAATTCTAGAACCATCATTAAACATATGGTCACCAAATTTTTTCATTTGGTTTTGAACTATAGTTTGAAGTTGTGTAAGTTCTCTTGCTTGAACGGCAAAACCAGGCCTAAAAAGCATACGAAGAAACTTCTTGTCTTCATCGAAGTCATCGTAATAAGGGTCTGTGTTAAATAATGTCGCGTCATATACCATTTATTTGTAAACTCCTGAGTTATACATTAACTGCATTCATCGAATCCAAGCATAATTTTAATTTCTTCGTCTTGTTCATAATTTTTAGAAATGCTTTTTATATTCTGTATATATAATACTTGTCCTGACCCAATCTCTAAATCTGGGTTATCAATGGACTCAATTGCATGATTGAGAATTACACCGCCAGTTGAAGAGTGGAAGGCACCCGCCGCAAAATCACCCCGCGTATCATTTACATACAAGTCTCCCGAACTACCACTAGATGCTGTCCACTTTACAACCTTTGCAGTTTTATTGATATTTGTAAGACTATCTACCTGATAAAACATATCATCGGCATCATATGAGTCCTCATCTAATGCAGTACCAGAATCTGTAATTATAAATTTATGTGTAAGTCTATATGATTTTTCTAAAATTTCTTCATCTTGAACATCGGTTAGTTTATTTGCTCTTGCTAGATTTTGATAATCACCCTGTTCAACAAATTCAAATGTTACCCCCTGAGTAGAACTAAAGTGTTTTAGAAGTTCTCCCATTCTTCTTTCCACTGTATCAAATGAACCCCCCCAATTTGTTCCTGATACAATTCCAGCAGACCCACCAACATAATATTCAGTAACTGTAGTACCACTGGAAAGGAATGTATTACTATTTACTTTGACAATTAATTCATAAGGTCCATCTATAGGACCACTCCAATCTTGTATAATACCTAAAGCAGTCGCACCGCTGTTTCCTTCTAAACCATTATGTTGTCTTACTTGTCTACCAACAGTAAAATCCCCTGTGTTTCCTCCTGCATCAGCGTCAAATACAAGTCTAGCGTCTGTAGACGCGGGGTCATCTAATTCAAATGTTCCTTGAACATTTGATAATTCTAATATTCCTTGAGTATCCTCCCAAGTCCAGTTTTGAATTTTTGCTGTTGCTTGGGACCTTTCTCCTATAATGCTATCTCCAGTTGCCCCAGCCGTTGATAAAAATGTATTATCATTAAACCCAACAACAGAAAAATATGGTTCAACTACAGACATTTGTTTTCTTCGAACAATTTCATGTCCTGCTGTCCATCCATCATATGTTCCACCGCTAATTTTAGGATTTTTTAATAATGCAACTTGACGGTAATCTTGACCAATTATAAAATTAGCATCATCTCCCTTTACAGTAGTTTTAATCATAATTTTATCACTGTTAAAATCATCAAGAGCATTTTTAGCATGGCCGCCGGGGAGTGGAATTATAGGACTCAATGTTGGTCCTGATAAAGTTTTTCCATCTATTAGATTAACACCAATAGTACCTCCAGAAACACTAAGAGGTAAAATTCTAGGAGTTGAAACCGTATAATTTGTACCATTATTAATTAATGAAACACTAGAAATATTAAAAGTTGTATCTATTGTAGCAATTGCCTCAGCACTTGCACCATCGCCATCAAATCCAATATTTGGCATAATTTTATATTTTGAACCTGTTTGGTCTCCCGCAGTAGTTTTAACACCTTCTATGAGAGCCACATCAAAATATGCTAGTCGGTCATTGCCTCGATAATCAGTGATTATTCTTCTTTGACCTACACCAGCATTAGCATTTATATAAATGGCATATCCATTATAATAATCGTCATTGTTACTGGTGATGGGACTCTGTGATAAATATATCGCTGTTGCACCAGCGAGTGAATCTGCATGTACAATAGGGTCATCTTGAGGTGGTGTAGACCTTTCCCAGGCCGCCTTAGAAAGAGCGGAAGAAACATCAGTAAATTTTATATGCTCGATAGCACCGTTAACAGAACCCTGCTGTGCATCCCATTGATT